CGTAGTTTTCATAAACATCAGTTGGTTGAAAAATATCAGCTATACTTTTAAGTATTTTTACATGTTCTGCTTCAAGTAGAGGATATGTGTCTCCAAGAATACCTCTATCTGTAGTGGATAAATACGGGTAAGATTTTTTACCACTATCACCAGGTATCAGAATATGTTTACCTGATTCATCTACTACTTTAAATATAATGATAGAACTATCATACTCTCCTGCTCCTGCTTTTTTACTAAAGTCGTATTTATTTTCATCAAACTGGTATTCAGCTACTTGAACTTCTTTATAGTTACCTTTTTTGATGAAATCTCTTAATACATGTTCATCTATCTCATCTGTTTCAGCTTCACCTATGTAAGCTGCTACATCGTTAGGATTAGGTTTAGGTTTAGCATCTTCAAAATCTTTAGCTTGAAAATATGCTCTAGCAGCTTTATCTAAATAATCTTTACCGGGGCCTTCATTTAAAGAAAATACAGTAGGATCACCTGATATCTCTCCGTGGTTAAATCTAAGTTCAGATTCTATTCCTAATACTCCTAGTTTTGCTCCTAAACGTTCTTCAGTTTCAGAGTCTCTTTTTAATCTAGCGTTATAGTACTTTATGTATTCTAATGCTTCTGCTTTAGTAACCTTCTTTTCGTTTTCGTATTCACCTTCTTCATTGGTGTAAATATAAAATGTACCATGAACATCACCTTGGAAGATCATTTTTATCTGGTCATTATCCAGATTACGTTTACCGTCTATAACACTAATAACTGTTATATATTTATCAATAGTAGCTTCTTCTTTGTTAATCTTCTTACCAGCCTTAACTGCATCTTTATGTGCATTAGAATTTTTATGAGCAGGTTTTTCACCTCTTGCCTTTTTAGCTCTAATATTAGCCCAAAGTCCCGGTCTTTTCTTTTCAGATAATACCTCTTTAAATATTTCTCTTAATTGTGATTTTTTCATATCTATCAAACTGTATCTGAATGCACCATTAACATTCTTATAATTACTGATGCTAGTATCCCGAAAATTATCCACAAAGCTCTATTCACTCCTGCTTTCCAACTTTGAAGCTCATTAAGCTTACTTACATTATCAGCATAGAGTTCAGCTCTAGATTCATGATATATTCTGCTTTCGGTATTTTTATTGGTATTTACTATAACACCATTGTCAGGGTTAAGTAAAGTAAATTTTAGGTCCGTGAGGTCTTCTTTGACTTTTTCAAAATCCTTAGCCATCTGTTTTAGCTCGCCGTTAGGCATATGCGTCTTAACATGCTTTATTTCTGCTAAAACTGATTCTAGTAGTTCTTTTTGAGTCATTAGTGTATTTTTATATAAATATACTAAGAGATATGTTCCTTAAGGTGCCCTAAATAACTTTTAAGATTATTTAAAATTTTCTCGTCATGTTTAGAATTAGACTTCCAATCTTCAATATCTCCTTGTTCGGTTACAAAAGAATTTTCTCTAAAAACATAGTCCATAACCCACTGTTCGATGTCTTTAGCAAATGTTTTCATATTGCCCTGCATCATTTTTTTCTCGTAAGATTCGTATAATCCAGCCTTTCTAAGTTCAGCTTCCATATTAATAGTGCAGTCAAAGCAAAAGCCGTGAATCTTATACATTTTTTTAGCTAAATGGTGTTTCATTGAACCTCCGCATTTAGGACATACTAAAGGTATACGTATAGATTTTTTAAAGTTATCTAACTTAGTAACGTTTTGCTTTAAACCATTTTTTATGGTCCATGTTTTACCTGACTCTTCCCAAACATCACCTTCTGAGTGAGTTAAATATTTTTTCTGATATCCTGTTTGATTTTTTGTTTTAGAGCTAAAATCTTTATTTACTATGTTTCTTACTCTCTGTACATCACTTTCTTTAAACTCTTTTTTAAGTTTAGATTCATTCATAACCCAGCTCTTTTAATTTATCTATAACGTGATTAACGTCTCCGTCTTTACATCTGATAGCTATACCGCCTTTAGATGCCCATTCATTTATGTTCGACTTTTTATCGTCTATTAATATACTGTTTTCATTTGCGTATCTCTGCTTATCCTTAGAGTATGCAAATATAACTTTTGGTTTTGGATTTAAATTATTCTTAACCCATAAGTTTTTACCGAGTCGAGAATTGTTATCTCTTGAAGGAGATGTTAACAAGTCTGGTTGATAAGGTTTTATAAAGTTCCAAAGCTGCTGTCCTTGAGGCATCCAAGGCATTCCTATCCAGAATTTTACTCCTACTTCTACATCTATTAGGTTCCAAAATGCTGCTAGTCCTTTAGCTTTTTCATATTCCTGAGGGTGCATACCTGAGTAGTGTTCAAACCTGCTTTCAAAGTCAGTAAGAACTCCATCCATGTCACAATATATTTTATATTTAGGTTTAGGTTTTTCTTCCATAAGAGGGTACCCATTACCAAGTAATTCATTAAGATTTTTCATAACCGTTTTTTATTTTATCTTCCCAATTTCGGAAAGTAATGTTGCCAGTAAGATATGCTTCTTTTTCTAATTCAAGAAGATCTTCTGATTCGTTTGTATTTGATGTTCTAATTACACCCATTCTGTTTTCTAGGTTTTGCATATGATGAACCATTTCATGAGAAAAAGATCTTAGAATATCTTTTGGGTGTCTACCTTCTGTATAAAGAACTATTTCTTTTACATTAGGATCATAGTAAGCAGTTCTTCCAAAAAAGTCCTGCGATTCTACTAAGTCTTTTTTAATTTTTATTTCAGGTAGAGGAGTAATTTTCATTCCTTCATCTATCATATACTCTATCAAAGAAGCCATATAGGGGGTAAGGTTATATGCTTTTGATTTATCTACTGAGTATATCTTTATAAAGTCATGTTTAAATTCCACTGCATAGGAATCAGGTACTAGGTTTTTAAGGTAGTCGTAAAGGTACTTTAAAGACTGTCTATCTTTAGACTTAATAGCACTAGTAGACTTAGCTGGCATACCACCTGAATTTTCAGTAAACATATCAGTTACAGTTTTCTCTATTGATTCGCTAACTATTGCGTCTTTCATAATAGAAAGAACTACTTTTTTATCTTCTTTAGATATGTCTGGAATAAATTCTAATGCTTTACTATCATTACCTGACAAAAGGTATTTACGTAAATCAGATGCTCTAGCCGTATCTACACCGGACATCATTAATCCTTCAACGTTTTCTCTATTTTTAAAAGAAGATAATCTTCTAAGGTCAACTATATCCTCTTCTGATCTTATACCGGTAATAGCATAAAAATCTTGTTCCGGTCTCTTCTTTGCATAAGCAGAAGCATTTTGCATAGGATTAGGAGCCTCAGAATAAATTTCTATATTTTTTAAATATTTTTTATATATCTCCCATATTCTTTTAGAGTCTTCAGGTGATATACCGTTTCTATCTTTACCTCCTATAAAAACAATTACTTTAGTTATAGCTTCTGCTTTTACTTCATTCAGTGCACTAGAGCCTACGTCTTTATAGTTATCTAAAGTATAGGGTTTACCGTCATGAGTTCCTTTGAGAAGTCTTTTTACTACTTCAAAATGACCTCTATGAGGTGGTTTAAATGCTCCTGGATATAATGCTACTGCCATTATGATAAGAAATTTTGAACTCTTTTATCTATTTCTGGAGGGGTGGAGTGATTAAGTTTTGCTTGAAATAAAGGGTCAAATAACATATCGGCAATATCATTTAAAGCTAGTTTATGTCTCTCTTTACCTCTTTCTTTTTCTGCTCTGTGAGAAGCTAATCTTTGCTTAATTTTATCCTCACCTGGTCCTTCACCTTTTTTTCTATACCAATCAGTAAAGTATTTTTTCAGTGCTCTATCCTCACTATAGTCTTCTTTATTGTAATCTATACCTTTGACAGCATTGTAAAATTCCTGTTCTTCTTGGTCTGACATTTTATAAGGATCCCTAAAAGATGATCCTCCTATGTTTTCTTTCTTATTAAGATTTTCCAGGTAATCGGATATACCTGATGCTCCATTTTTTGCTGCAGTGTTAAACTCTTCAACATACTTGTCATACTCTCCTCCTCTAGTATTTACAAAAATTGATAAGTTACCTTTAAGCATAGTATTGTATTTATCAATTAAGTTGTATACATTTCTCCAAGTAGAAAATACAGCTGTAGAAGGTATTTGTCTTTTACGTTTAGCATTAGAAAGATAAGCTATTACAGGATGAGTATATACCATAACCATATATACATCATATCCTTTCTTTAGAAAGAGTTTAATCTTCTCAGGATTGGATGCAGTAGTGTCCCAAACAAAGCTAGTTTTGTCGTCTGCTAGAGCCTCTGCTTCCTTGTTGGCTAGAGCTACCCCTGGACTGAGTTTGTTGTATGCCGGACTGTCTGGATCCTCCACGTACTTGTCTGGGTTGACTTGGTGGAGTGACCCTAGATCGAGTTGGTTGAGTAGGTACGACTTGCCTGTTCCTCCCCCTCCTGCCATCACTACCAGCTTGGGTCGGTCGCGTTTCTCTAGGATTAGTGTTGATAGTTTCATTTCTTCTTCCTTGGTTTATTCTTATTCGATTTGGTTTTGGTTTTGGTCGGACTTTCGGTTGAACTTTCGGTCTAACATATGACCGAGGAGTATTCCTATAGTAACGATGCCTCCTATCATAGTTGTTCCAATATCCAAATTGGTTCCAATAGTAGTATGAATTCCAGAAGTAAGGGTCGTTGTATCTCCAGTTGTTCCAGTACCAGCTATTATTATGCTGGTATCTAACAAATTGAGTGTCTCTATATTTGACAAACTGTCTGTAGGGTACAGCGATAGTGTCTCCGACTTCTGTAACTGCAAGTATGCTTTTAACTTCATAACCTTTATTTGTAGAGAGGGTATACGACCCACAACTATATAAAGATAAGAAAATAATTGCATATTTCAAACTTTTTACCATATTAATAAATAGCTATAACTTTAATGTAGTTGGATACGAATTATATACTGGTTCAGTATTTGGATTTTCTAATTCGTACAATTTGTATATAAGCTGGAATAATTCAAAGTTCTTTTCTATCTCATCTATCTGTAAAAGTTTCCATCCTTTACCTTGAATAACTTTCTTTTGCTTAGACGGGCCTCTTGACTGAGCCTTGAGCCAAAGTATACCTGTACGTTCAATTTTTACTCCTCTACTCTCTTCAAGTCCTTTGGCATAAGATGCCAGCTGTAGATCATAAGACTTATGTATGCTGTTAGACGTTTTAATATCTATTAGCCACACTTCTCCGTTCATCTTGCATACTATATCAGCCGTTCCTGCAAACTTATGTTCGTCGGACCATACGAACTGTTCTGAGGATATCAATTCTGGTTTGTGAGTTTTCCAAAAGTCAGCAAACTTTAAAATCATTTCCCATACTAACTGAGAGTATTTTGCTCTACCGTAGTCGTCCATCCAGGATATCTCTTCTCCTTCAACTAATTTTTCAGCTGCTTCATGTACCTGAGTGCCTTCCTTACCTGCTTTTCTCATGATAAGATCGGCGTTATGCCCAACGTCCTTCATCCATGTTTCGAAGAACTTATTCTTGGGCATATATTGGAGTATTGTAGTTACGGACGGGTAGTATACTCCTTCGCCTCTCTTATAGACTCTACGGTCTAAAAAATTAATTTGCTTTAATTCAGGGTTAAAGTCTAATCTCTTCTTCTCGTTTTGTTCGAGAATATTCATTCCTTGTTTAATCATAATTTAAATTATACTTGTAGGTTGGATAGGTATGTCTCTTAAAAAAAAACTCTTTGTATCAGTCTTTACTAGTGCATATCCTAATGCTAAACCTTCTCCATTTCCTACTCCTGCGTATACGTTTTGTTTATTGGTACTGTTAGATTCAAATATCGTTCTCAGATTTTCTAGTTCATTTATTACTTTATCAGTAGAGTCTTTATAGGGTAAAATAAATACTCTTTCTAGAAGGGGTACAACTTTATTTAAGTTTACTTTATTCGATTCGAAATACTCTAAGATATTATTATAATATCCATACTCAGTATACGGACTATCGAAATTATATAACTCTTTAGCTGAGTTTATTCCTTCCCAGTTACTGTTTGTAAAAATATTTTTTATTTCATTAGGGTTAAAGTTAATTAAAGTTAGGTAATATTTATCTGTTATTCTTCCTACATCTATATACATAACTGGTTCTTGTTTTTCTTTTACAAGTTGATTAGTTAATAGATATTTGTCAAAATATTTAAATGTCTTAGATTTATACTCTCTAACATCAGCAGATGTAATTTGTTTTCTAACCTTGTTTACATTGTCAGTATATACTGTAATATTTGCTTTTCCTTCTAAAAATTTATAATTAAGTAGAAGTGTATCTATATAGTCACTACCTTTTGCTATAACTAAAATATTATTCATTATAAATCTAGTTTATGCATCATTATACCACTAAGGTCTAACTCTTCTGCAGATTGAATATATTCGGTAAAAGCTTTAAAACCCATTTCGGATGGATCTTTATCAATTAAGTTTACCAGGAATACTCTTTTACCTTGGTTAAGAAATTTCTCTCCTATTTCCAATGCTCTATCTTTAGCATCGTCGTCGAGAGCTACGTATATATCTTTTACTTTGCTTGTAATAATTTTTCTATATAATGAGGTAGATATACTTTTACCTAGTATCGGTATAGCATTTCTTTTGATAGCCATTGCATCAAATACTCCTTCACATAATATAATAGGAACATTCCAATTAATTAAGTTTTCAAAAAATATTATGTCTTTTGATGCTTCAGGGTTTTTATATTTAAAATAGTTGCCATCGTAAGTTCTTGCAACAAAGTAATTGAGTTGATTGGATCCATTATAACTTGGTATAACAACTCGTCCTCCATATTCTCCACTTGTGCAGTATCCAATATTGTATTTAATAAAATCGACGTCGGTAAGTCCTCTCGCATATAAATATTTTTTTATTGTATTTGCTATAACAGAGGTGCTAGTAGCAGCTATTAGAGGTTTAAACTCTTTAGGTAGTTCTATTATAGATAGCTGCTTATATTCAATGTTAGTTCCTTTAGGAAGGTATTTTAAAATTTCAGAAGCTTGATCTCTTGGTGTATTAAGTTGTCTGAGTAGAGACCTTATTGACTGTCCCCTTGTTTGACATACCCAACATTCCCAGAAGTTCTTGCCTTCTTCGTTGGTATGCATATTGATTTCTAACTTAGGTTTTCGATGATTACAAAAAGGACAGTGAAAAGCATAATTATCTCTAGCTCTCTTATTACTTTTGCCCAATATGTTTTCAATGGATCCTAAAAGGAAAGTGTAGTCCATATAATTCGTCCGTATCTATAGGATAAGATAAGAATAAATTATTAACTAAGCAACTATTCTACTAAAAGTTCTTTAATAGCTGCTGAGATTGAAGATTCAAGTAGTTCTCTATTACCTACATCGAGATAAGATTCTAACTTATCAGATATGTTTACAGTAAGTTTTCTTACGTCTTCTTTAGTTAACGCTAGCTCACTTCTGTGAACAACTTTTTTATCTTCTAAAATAACTTTTGATAGCTTCATTATATGTCGTATTCAAATTTAATTGTAGGGTAGAAATATCTATCGCCATCATCATCCGCATAATTAGACTGAGAAGTTATTTCGTAGCCTTTTGCTTCAATAAAGTTTTTGATATTGTTCCATTCAGAAGGGGCAAGTTCATCTCTCGTACGAAAAGAAACTTTGCCGTAACCTCTATCTCTATCATGGTACTGACCGATAGTAACATCTATGTCATCTCTGTTATAAGCATCTTTAAGTTCGTTTTCAAGTTCATTAGCTTCAGCTTTAAACTTTGTAAAATCTTCGAGTATGATATTAGATAGTTTCATTTTCCTTGTCCTTTATAAGCTTTTCGATAGTTTCTACTACCTTTTAACTTAGATGTTTTTGACTTAGCATGTATGCCGGGTCTCTTTTTTTTAGTACCACCTACGTAGTTACCTAAAGTTAATCCTTTTGCCATATCTTTACAACTAAATCACCTGTTCCTTTTATTAATCGGTGATATGTCTCTTTGGGTATAAATAGTTTGTTTTTCGATAATCTTTGGGGAACCTCATTATCTAACTGGAATTGCCAATCAGTATCGTGTGCAGCTTGTACTATACGATCTTCTTTGTCTCTATGCCATACTAATTCAAATGAGGGAGTATCATTAGAGAACTCTCTTATTATATAACCGTCTTCTTTTTTTTCAGAATATGGTTTACCAGTAACCTGAGAAGTTTGATCCGCCACCTAGTGATTTCCAATAACGGCCTATATTACAAGACCAATAACCTGCTTTTGTTTTATCTTTCTTTGTTGAACACTTATGACGAGCTGCGAAAGATGCTCTAGCTCCTCTTTGTTTCAACTTAACTGATAATCCAGTATCACCAAATGATACCTTTTTAACGTTACCTTTCTTAGACTTAACATAAACGTAGAACTTTTTAGATCCTCCACGCTTGGGTTTGTTAAGTGCTACTTTTTTACCTTGGTACTCTGCTTCATTCATATAATCA